ATGTCTCTCATGCCCCTAGATTCAACCTGGAATATACCCATAGAATTACCTTTACTAAGATATTTGTACACGCCTTCGTCGTCCAGTGGTAGGTTGTAGCAATCTACAGATGTACCATGCCTTTCGTTGATTAGCTTTTCGGCCATATCAACAACACCTAGGTTTCTTAAGCCTAGGAAATCAATCTTAAGTAGTCCGTTTTGCTCTACGCGGTTCATGTCCCATTGAGTAACGACTGGAGCATTTTCCCCCTTTTGCATAACGGGTATGTATTCGATTAAGGGTTTCCTGGAGATCACAACTCCGGCAGCGTGTATTCCGGTTTGCCTGTGTATGCCTTCTATGCCCTTGGCTGTATCTATAATAATCTTAACATCTGGATCTGATTCATACTTTTTTAGCATATCAGGGGATTTTAGCGCTTCATCAAGGGATTTTGCTACGCCCAAAACATCAGGAGGAACAAGCTTAGCTATGTCATCCCCCACTTTATACTCATAACCAAGTACCCTAGTTGTATCTCTAATTGCGCTCCTAGCTCCGACAGTACCAAATGTGCAGATGTGTGCCACGTGGTCATTCCCGTAACGGTTTCTCACATACTCTATGACTTTATCTCTGTACCTGTCATCGAAATCTAGGTCGATATCAGGCATCGACTTCCTTCCTTCCACGAGGAATCTCTCGAAGAGCAATCCAAACTTTAACGGATCTAAATTTGTAATCTCCAATGCATAGGAAAGAATTGAGCCGGCCGCAGATCCTCTACCCCAACCAACTCGTATATCGTTCTCCTTAGCCCACCTAACGATGTCGGAAACCACTAGGAAGTAGTGTGGGAAACCCATCCTATTGACAACACCAAGCTCGTGGGTCGTCCTGGCCACAACCTCGCTTGGGATAGGGTCACCATATCTATTCCTAATCCCCTCCCAAACCAACTCTTCCAAGTGGTCTTCAACCGAGATATCTTTGGGAACATCTGGGAACTCGGGAAAATGGAATTCGTTAAACTCTAACTCTATGTTAACCATTTCCGCAACAAGTAATGTGTTTTCTAGCCATTCCGGCTCAAATGTAGATTCCATTTCCGCATATGACTTAAGGTAAAACTCGTCTCCACTAAACCTAAACCTATTCTCTTGGTCCATCAGGGACTTAGTTCCAGAACAAAGCATTACGTCATGATAGTGAGCGTCAGATTTATCGACGTAGTGGCAGTCACCAGTAACGACTACCTTAGCCCCTATAGCCTTGGCGATTTCTAGGGTTTGCTGCTTTACGCTCTTTTGCTCTGCCAGCCCATGGTCTTGTATTTCTACGAAGTAATTTTCCTTACCAACAATGTCTTGCATGGTCGATGCGTGCTTTAACGCCATAGCGTAATCGCCACGTAGCAAAGCTTGCTGCAACTCGCCGTTTAGGCAGCCTGACAAGACTATAAGGCCATCACTATACTGCGACACCAGTTGGTGGTCAATCCTGGGTTTTACATAAAAACCTTCGGTGTAAGCCTTAGACGACAACTTAATTAAGTTCTTGTAACCCACTTCGTTACTAGCTAAAACCGTCAAGTGATATGGGCCCCTTTGGTCCCACTCATTCTGCGCTGGACCAGATCTTTCCTCTGGGTCTCTATCAAACCTAGATTTTCTAGCCTGATACGCTTCAAGCCCCAATATGGGCTTAATATCTACCTTCTTACAAGCCTCGTAGAAATCTAACCAGCCATGCACGTTGCCATGATCTGTTTGAGCTAATGCGGTCATGCCCAATTCTGCTGCACGCTCCGCATACTTATCAACCTTACCGTGCCCATCCAACATCGAAAATGTCGTATGGACGTGTAAGTTACACCAGTTTTTCACTTGCTCTCTCTTTATGTTGGGTCTTCTATCCCTATAGTGCCACCATCGGTCTTCCGCCTATCTACGGAATACCAACCGGAGCCTTTTAATACTGATCCAGCAAAAGCGTAGATCCTTTTCATTTCCAAACTTGTTCCAGAGCAATCACAAGCTGGGCTTGGTGAGTTGACGGTGGATTCTTCTATCTTACCACATTTTACGCACTTAAAGTCATATTTCGGCATTAGTCGACCACCGGTATTCCCCTCTGTCTTTGCGCCTTATCTATTTCCTTCTTTGCTTTCCTTGAGTCCATAACGGCAACAACACCGCCGCAAACGGGACAGGCAGGGGGTTTGCCCCCTTGAGCAAATGGGCTATTCATCATCCATTTATCAGACACTTTGTTTCTACAGTCTGTACAAAAACCATGTATATAATCTTCTTGTTGAGCCATCAATCTGCGGCCTTTCTATAAGCGAACCGTATAGGAGACGGGGAAGATTCCTCGTCAGTTTCTATGAATGAGTCCCCTACTTTAACCCATTTCTTTTTTTTCTCTAAATCGCAGTTTCCGCACCCAATACCTACAGAGTTGGCCCTTTCACAGGTATAGGGTCTACCACCAATACCTATCTCTCTCCTCTTTATCCAATCATCTATGTGGGCTTGGGACTTCTCGAAGTTGTAATCAGAGCAGTTTTTAAGTATCTCGTGCAAGTAGAAAAGTGCATCATCTGAATACGTTAGTAATGAACAAAGAAATAATCTCTCTTCATGCTCAAGGTGTTTTTCTTTTTCCGCCTTTTCCCAAATTCTCATTATTGATGGGCAGCTGTCAAAAAGCCTATGTGGATCAAACATCTTTTCTTGCTCAATCGTCTTAAGGACGGAAGTTCCCTGCTTCCTAAACCTTTCAAGCAGATATTCCTGCGTATATTTGTTCCCTTGCTTTTCTTCTTCCCGCTTATATATGAAGTTTCTATACCACTCATTAGACTTCAGGCTGAACTCTTGCTCCGGCACCTGAATCTTCCTAGGCTCCTGACAGTAGCTTTTTATGTCTGAAAGGCTTCCAAATATTAAGCTCTCGTCCGAGGACAAGTCATTCTTGTATAGTCCCGTTTTTTGGTGCATAGATCCAGGCAATCGCCACATTCGCCTTAGGTCGTATACCGCAAAATCGATTGTCTGTAAACTCATCTCAGACTTAAGGTGGTTAGCTATGTACCTAAAAACCTCATGCAGGGAGTTGCTTGGCGTAATACCTAGGGTTAGCGCCTCCAACTCTATGTGAAAACCCTTAAACCCAGTGAAGTATACCCTGATCGAATTTTCGGGCATAAACTCCTTAAAGTAAGAATAAAGATTCTTAACCTCAGCGTGAGAAGCGTCGAGATCAGAAGAATCTAAGTCAAAGTACAAGGAGCCTAGTCTTATGCTATTGTCTATACTTGGTTTGTTATATTGGAATACAGACGTGTATATACCCTGGTTTCCGTGGAGCTCTGAATACTCCTGTATATTATTAAACTCATAGAAAACAGGTTTGTCGTTTTTTTTATCTCTTATAACTCTACTCAGGTCTGCGACATACCTAGCAACCTCTACATATTTCCACTGGTTAGTGTACTTATCGCCCGAATCAGGAAGTCTCATCTATTGCCACGCTACCCTGTTCTTCGTTGATGTTAAATAGAACTTGCTTTTTCAGCTTAAACATTTCCTTGTGTGACCTGTAATAAGATCCTTGGTTAAATATTAATTGGAAATTATTAATAAGCCAATTTCTTTTTTCAAGACGTTCGTTTTCTATACTCAAAATAGCCTCTTGCTAGATCTAGCCACTTACCGGACAACTTGCACCCTGGGCATTTAAAATAATAAAAGCTTCTGCTGTTTTCATAGGTTAACGAGTAAGCGAGTATGTCCGAGCCACACTTGCAGTCGACACCGGAACGCCACTCCTTACTCTTTACAGCAGCCATCTGTCCATTATAATCTGATCTCCATCAATTATCCAATGCAGTCGGCTAGCTACTGAATTTGCATTCGCCACGATCATCTCCTCCTCTGTTTGGGGTATTGTTTCCATAATCTTGGAAGCCTTGCCCGCATGACAGTGGATTATGCGTAAAATTCTATAGACAGTTTCTTCGTCCAAATGTAGTACAGATGACTGAGTTTCCGAAACTAGAAGATCTTGCCTTTTTGCTACCTCATAGAATCTATCTATAGTGAATGGGTGAAATTCATCATACTCAATCTCTCCATCCTTATCGGAAACACCTTTAGTCAGGTCGTGCAGCAAACATGCGGCTACAATTATATCTGTTTCTATATTAGCGTAATGAAAGTTGCTACACATAATTAACGCGACCCTAACGACTCGCTTAGTGTGCAGCACGTTGCCGTATTCATTATCTTCGTCAGGTGGATGGTATATGTTTACAAAACTGCCTGGTATTCTCCAGAAAGTATCAGACTTGAGCAACATTGAACGAACAAATGAAGAGATAGATGGATCCCTAATCAAGTCTATTTCTTCCATCAGGGGTTCTAATACGGAATCTTCAATATCTCTATCACAAATATTAGAGGTAGAAGATTCTATTAATTTATCTAGTATTTTCTTTTTTTCATTCATAAAAATTAACCTAGCTCTGTCATTTCCGATGTGATGCAGAACTCCCTGCAAGGGGAATCAAATGGGCATTTCTTGCAGTAAATTGTTAGACCTCTTCTGGGGACAAAGTTCTTCCTACCACCTATCTCTTTAGACCAATATATTAGCGTATTAATATCTAGATCTTTAACATCTACTTCTATAATAGAGTTTTTCTCCGACCCGATATCGTAGGCGTAGTATCGCGTACTATCTGACTTATCCGGATTTTTTGAATCAAAAGCATATTTTAGGACAGAAAAGTCTACAGACAAACTACTCAAGTTCGGCCTCTTAGGCGAAGCTAACCATTTTATTACTGAGATGTCTTTAGTTTTTGGGTCACGTAAGACAACATCGAATACCCCGCTCACCCTTACTGTAGGAGTAACTGAAGAAAGGAAATTTTCGTTGACTAGTATAGGATCCCTATTATCTGCGTGGAAGTCTTCATAAAATTGAGATATACAGTTTACGGCCTTGGTGTTCATACTTGATAAGTTACCCCACAAAGACTCGTGCTTTTCTACTGCAATATCATACGCCGATGTTTCTTTCGGGAACCAAAGTTTTTCCCAGCGGTTTAATATTGCCGACATGGATGGCACGATCCCACCCTGTTTTTTGTAGAAGAAAAAAGCTGCCAACTTCTTGATAGTATTTTCATACTTAACAGACATCAAATCCCTGGATGATATAGACTCGTACATATCATCCATATGCCTATACTTATAGAGTAGTCCGCAAGTTTGATAGTCTTTAATAGATTCTGCAGTTAGTTGAGTTATTTCTACTTCAGGCATGAATGTCTCCAGCTCCAAATATATCAGATGCGAATACCTCTGATGAGCTATAGTCAGGCATGTCGTCAAAACTCATCTCAATATCCTTATAGGATTTGCTATTATCGTCGTACCTGACTAGTGGTGGATCGTAATTGAATGTAGAGCCAGTAATTCTATTTTTTGGTATCTGTAATTGCATTAAGTAGTCGTCTTCCGAATCATCGTTGCTGATTAATTTTTTCTGCGTAATGAAAGTAACCACGGATGATTTTTGTATAATAGCCAAAGAACCACCAACATCAGACTGTTCTATTACGTCTCTTTTCTCTTTGTTAGCGTTGCTATTTTGCTGGCTTGTCACAATGAATACAGCATTCATGGCTTTGGCTAATCTTTCTAGTCTAACCATAATTCTTTCGAACTCTTGCCACCTAGCGCCACCTCCGCCTTTAGTGTACATCGACTGCAGCGTATCTATAATAACTATATCTGGGTTACTTCTCTCGTGGCCCATTATATCTTTGAGCCACAGTTCAAGGTCGTCGAAGTAAGAGCTATCCGGATCATGCCTAACCATAAACCTATCGCCCCATTCATCCATCTTTTCGGTGAACCTGGCTATGCGTTCAGTTTTTTCCTCTTCATTCCAGTGATCGGCATTAGCGTATACGTTTTCATCTAAAACCTGACTCATAAGAACTCTCTCCCAATGGGTTTGAGCCTCTTCGAAATTAATGTACAGGGAGGTGTACCCCTGATCTACCCAATAGTTGGATAATGTCTTAGCGAATGTAGATTTACCAAAACCCGACATAGCAACTATCGCATGAACAGCGCCCCTGAAATAGCCCCCGTCCTCAGTGTAACCCAAAGCCTTGTTGTAGGACTTAAATGGGGTAGGCAAAAAGTCTGGGACTTCCATCAATAGTGTCGCCCGAGATGCTATATCTGTAGCGGTAGTTATCCTCTCCAGTGGGTCGTAGTCTAGATCTCCCTCTAGGGATCTGATCTGTTCAGTCAGACTATTAAGCCTTTCTACCTCTGCATCTGTTTTATGACCCTTTTTATTGAGGAGTAACTGCAGATCTTGGAATATGCTTTTCTGCCTGCGCTTGTTGGCCCTGTGCTTCAGTATCTTCGTTACCGACTCAGTGTCGGACATATCTATTGTCAGTATCGACTCAATAAGCAGGTTGACGCCGGCTATCCCGCCGAGCGCATCCCATATCTCAGACTCAGACTCTAGCCAAGCGCGAAACGCTATTGGGTCTACTGGGTCTAGGTTTGTTTTTTTATGGAAATCCTTAAAAGCTATATACAGTTCGTATAGCCCTGTGTCTCCGCTTAGGAGACCAACCGCCTCCTCTGGCAGGTGTTCAGCAAAGTAGCTTATAGCTCCAGGCTCCTTCATTGAAAGAGCGAAAACTTGATACTCTAGCGGATATGAAATTTCTTCATTTAGATCCATTTTTCCTTTTTAGCTCTCTGTACTTTGCTTTTCTATAGTCTTTGTTTTGTTTCTTGACTTTTTCATAATAGTTATTGCCTTTAAAGGTTTTCTTCTCATCAGGTATATCTACTTTTGGGGCCACCTTGATAGCCTCAAGCATCTTCTTGAAAACAGCTTCTTCATCAAGCTGATCCGAAAAGTGGAATATAACAAGAGCTATACCCTTATCTCTGCAGAGTTGCTCCTTCTTTAGGTCGCGCTCTACTGACTCGTGAAACGCATCCATATCCTTATGGAAGTGACTAGTGAAAAAGAAGTGTTGCCTACCATGATACTCCGCTGCCAGATTGTAGGATGGGCAATACACGTCCAACCTTAGCCTATCGCCTATATGGTATTCATTAACTATTTCTTCATTCGGCAGAATATCTTGCATAATCGAAGTGAGTGCAGCATGGCCTCTTGACAGCTTTCGATTGTTTTTCTTAACCCACTTGAGTCCCATTTTATTTAAAATGATATTTAAATCTTTTTGATTTATATCTAGCTCTTTAGATATTGAAGCCAAGGACATATTAGATTCAAAGAGCAAATCTTTTAAAATAGATTCTAGCTCCCAAAATTCTTTATCCATTATTCATCTCTCAAAGTGAAAATCTAACACCATACTATCATAACCTTATGGGAGCTGGGTCATAGATTAAGGGTTTTGATAAGAATTCTTTCCATTTCAATAACATTTCGTCATCCCCTAGAGCGCCCATCTCTCTCCAGTGCTGGCCCTCATTAAGTGGGAGGTTTGTGGCATCATAAGCTACTTTACCATTCCTTAGTTTTTTTGAAAACTGCTCAAAATTCCTATATTGGAAATGCCTTAATTGAAAACTGGAATAGTCCCTATTCCCACTCCTAATTACACTGTGGTTACCCTGCAAAAGGGTCAAACCCGGCTCATATCTAAATGCTACACACGGGAATACCTGATGGCCTTTTTCTCTGTAAACTATTCTTTTCAAAGGGTTTATATCGTATGGATCGTTTTCGGTGGGTAGGTGATCGAAGGAAGTTGCTTCCACCACAGGCTCTTCTATGGAGCGGAGTTTTTCCGCCAGAGTAGATCCATCAACCGCATACCAAAATTCGTCGGCATCAAATGGGACAATCCAGTCCGCACCAAGCGAACCTACCTCATGGCACAACGCTGTCATTTTGGCTGATTGATAATAAGCTATTTCTGGGTCATCTTTTATTAAGATATTCTTGTATTGCCTAGACATATCGTTAAGGATATCTCTTGTTCCGTCAGTTGATAAATTATCTAAAATGATGATCTGATCTAAGCCTTCAGAAAGAAGGTGCTCTAAGATATATTGAATTATATCTTCTTCATCTTTAACCATGCATATGCCAAAAATTTTACTCATTATGTTTTATGACTTTTCCGGGAATTCCAACAACTGTACATTTTTCTTCGGTTATGTCCCTGATAATAACACTTCCAGCACCGATTGTTGTATTTCTAGCAATGTTTATTAAATGAATAATAGAGCACCCAGTCCCTATGAGCGTCTCCTCTCCAACCGTAACCTGCCCAGCTATATTTACTCCTGGGGCTATACTACAAAATTGACCGATAGACGAACCCTGACTTACGGTTGATCCGACGTTGACATGACTATGTTGCCCTATGTGGACATTTCCGGTAACTATAGCTCCAGCAAATATGACAACACCTTCACCTATAGTAGTGTTGCTGCCAATAGAAGCGGAAGGGTGAATAATTGTTGCTGGAGTATTCATTCTTTTTTTATGGTATAAACTTTTTTTGAGATTTGGTTCATTAACCCCTATTACGTAATAGGCGCCCTCTATTAAATGGTCAATGTCACCAATGACTCCAGCCTTATTGTGGTCATCATCTAGGTACCCCAATAAATCCCAGGTTAAATTTTCCTGATTAATAGCATTTACTATAGTCTCTATACCGGAACCATGAGATCCAGCACCAATTATAACTAGCTTCTCCACTAAACAAACCACCCATCCCCACGATAATTACCGGTATGGTTAACAATAGGGCCATGATCTACGCCATGCAAAAAAGCGCAAGTTACAGATTCGTCAGAAAATAATAAATTAGAGAATTCAGCTTCTCCCCATCCATTTTGCCATCCCAGAT